GAATTACTATTTGTAGTTGAAATATAATTATCATCAATAAACACATCGCCTGTTTGTATATTACTTGCTGTAATTTTATAACGTGCATCAAGAAACAAATTGCCAGGAAACGGCTGTATAGTTGTGTCTTGAATATTAATGTTTGCAATGTCTGCTTGTGTATCAGTTATTAAAGATACTGTCCTTGTAGTATCTAAAATCTGTAAATCATTACTAGGAGAAGAGTTATTAATACCAATCTTGCCGGCACTAACATCAAGATAAATTAAGTCTGTTTCGAACGCAAGGTCAACGCCATTTCTTTCCAGATTGGCAAATAATAATGGACCTGATATTCTACCTACTTGTGACATATTACTGTTCTCCTACAGTAGTATTTATAGGATTTACTTATCGAAGTTATGTAGGACTGTTACTGGTTTGCCCAAGTCTACTGGGGAAGTAAATTTAAGATACCAACCATCGGCATATGGTGTGCCGGGGCCGGTTAAGTTACCGCTTACACTTTGTTCTAGTGTATAGTTTGTAGTTGATATTTGAAATACGTTTTCAACAAATACTAAAACATTCTCTGCGGCTACTGGAACAGGAAATTCAGGATCTCCGCTTGCTAATGGACCAAATACAGTTTCAGTTGCATCGCCATTGCCTAAACCTTGTTGTGTAATTCCAACAAGCACAGGTGTTGCTCCTCTAACGCCTGCCCATACACCAGCTTCGTATACTTCAAATCTATCATCTGTTGTATTATATCTAAAGTGTCCATTTTCAGGATTAGCAGGGCGTTCAGCTGTTGTACCTTTAGGCACACGTATACTGTTAGTAGATTCCATATACACTTGATCATCTACATCAAACTGTACACCTCTACCATAGATAGTTCTTCTATTTGTATTTTGTGCCTTGAGTAATCTCATTATGTAATATCCAAATAACTCACTGTACAAGCTAATCTGCCTGTACCACTTGCTGAAGGTCCACCGTTAACTTGTACACTGTCGCCTGCATCTATCACAACTTTTTCTGTGTCTAATGTGAATGTTTCTCCTGCAGGTAGAGATAATCTTCTAACTACTGAAGTAACTGTATCACTGTATGATCCGTTTGCCGGGACAAAATGTAAATCAAATTCACAAGTTTCATTTTCTGGATTTGCTGCACTTGGATCGTATGTGTTACAAATTAAAATATTTGTAATAGCATATGACTTATTTGCAGGCACAGTTAACATAATGTGTCTGTAGTCGCCGCCGCCTTGATCAGTTATTGCTTCATTTACTATTGCCATATTGTTTCCTTAAAAAAGCATACTAAAAATTAATGCTCTATTTTTACTTATTATTTCATCACGTTGACTTTCTGCATTAACGAAATACATTCCTGTTCCTGCAGCTTGTGACGGCTTAGCATAAAATAGTATTCCGTCTGATGGTTCTACTGGATCTGTTACACCGTCAACGCCTTCATGCGGTGTATATCCTAGTCTTAAATTATCATCAACAACAACATGTCCTGTTCCTGTTGCACTTAAAATTAAGTCTTCTTGACTTGTGCCAAGTGTTTTTATTTCAGTACCGTATAGAGTTTGTTCAATCCTAATACCGTATTGATCTGAATAATTTGGACGTACATCTTGTATAAGAGTGCCGTCTATTTCTGTTTCAATTCTACTTGGTCCTGATACTGAATTATCGTATACATGTACTTTAGTGTCGCCTACTTGTATTCTGTTTGGAACAACAGTTCCAAAGAAGTTTGATACCGTGTCGTCAACATATTTCTTATTTGGAATGTGATCGTCATCTAGTACTCTAGCTTCATAACTAGCTGTACCTTTTACAGTTAACATACCAGGGTTAGGTGTTACGTTACCTGATAAATTGTATTGCCCCATTAGGTTTAAATCAACACCCGGTGTTACAATACTTACTGTTTCGATACCGCCTACTCTTCCACTTGGAGATCTTACACTCCATGCGCCTAAGTCTGTAGTACCACTGTTCTGTGTATCTGTCCAATTTATACTTTCGACAAACAGCCATTGGCTGTCTTCAATTGTTCCTCTATCAACACGAATACCGGAAGAGCCATCTCTAGTGATGCCATTTCCGGTTTCGCCTTTGTTTAGTTCAATTATGTTGTCTTCAATTGTACTGTTGACAGTATCTAGAGTAGTTTGCGTGCCTTCAACAGTTAAGTTGCCAGTAATGTAAACATCACCAACTTCTGTTCCTGTGTCTAGTGTAATTCTACCACCGCTCTTAACAACTACTCTGTAATTGCCGTCTGCTACTCTAAGATACTTGTCCATAAGTTATTCCTTATGCGTCTTCAGTAAAGTCTGAATCGTCAGTTCCGATTAATGTATCATCGGCACCAGCTTCTTCAACTTCAACAGCGTAATCGCCATCACTAGTTGTAAAGTTCCACGAAATAGATGTTCCATCTAATGCGTTTGCACCTGTTGCACTTGGTTGTGCTAGTGTTACTTTACGTCCTGCAATTTTGCTTACTCCATAAGTTTCACCGTCATCACCTTTTACACTAATGGACATTTCTGTGCCAGTTAGCGTAGCTGGTAGTTTACCAGTTGTTAATACACGATCGTAAGTTGTTGCTGGTGTACCGATAGCCGCTACACGAAACTTTTTAGATCCTAATTGCTTTACGATATAGCCTTCAACAACGGCTGCACCGTTATAAAAGTCTACTTTGATTTCATTACCATCTGCTGTAGCTGGTCCAAAAAATCTTTTATTAAGTGGTCTTCCCATTTTTTTTCTCCTATAAAAAGTAGTCCTATGCCCGTTCTATGAGCTACGCTGTGGGTACAGCATAAGTCCGCCTTGCGGCACACTATTTGACAATAGTATTTATCAATCTAAAACAGT